GGGTCTATCGCGCCTTCAGTGGAATCGCAATCGCAAAGCGATCATGGACATTTTGACCGAGTACGCTTCACAGAAGATGACTCGCACGATGGCAACCGTGATGCTTTCCGGTCTTGGTTTGTCGCCGGATAACGTCGCGGCACTTCTTGACGACGCTTCGGATGGCAGTGTTGACTCGGTTCCAAAGGAGGATGCTGCAAGTGGCTAACCTCTCGCAAACCGCCGCAAACGTCGCAGTCGGTGCAGCTGATGCGCGAATTGCGATCTTCACCGCTGGCGAATCGATCACTCAAGGAATGCCGGTTTATCTAAGTTCGACCGATGGCAAGTACTACCAGTGCGATTCGAACGACGGCGCAGCGAAAGCCGAAGCAAAGGGAATCGCTTTAACCGCCGCATCGACTAATGGATTTTTCGTTCTCGGCAGCAAAGGCAAAATCAATCTTGGTGCGACGCTAACAGTCGGCGAAGTCTACACGGTCAGCCGAACGAAGGGCGCAATTTGTCCGATCGGCGACTTAACAAGCGCTGACTATGTGACGATCCTTGGAATTGCGACGACAACGGCTCTGCTTGAACTTAATGTCCAAATCAGCGGAGTCTTGAAGCCGTAATGTTGCACGCACAGAAAAAGCTACAAGCCGCTTTAGATGACATCGACTTTTCGCCACCCAAAGGCGTTCGTGAAGAAGCGAAGAAGGGTTTGGAATGGCGTCGGGAATACAACCGAGGCGGAACGGAGGTAGGAGTTGCACGAGCACGCGATTTGAGCAACGGCAAAAACATCTCACCGGAAACCGCGAAGCGGATGAAGGCGTACTTTGATCGCCACGAAGTTGACAAGAAGGGCGAAGGATTCTCGCCGGGTGAAAAAGGCTTTCCAAGTGCGGGACGCATCGCATGGGCTTTATGGGGCGGAGATCCAGGCCAAGCATGGGCCAACAAGCTAGTACGACAGATTGGGGCAGAAATGACCGCAAGCAAAGATAACACTGTTCGCTTCAATGCAACTGGATCGGTTGAACTTAAAGCCGAGGCCGGAGCAACGCCGCGATTTGTGCTTCACGCTTATTCTGGCGGCGTGATGAATCCGAAACTGGCGATCCGCTGGAGTGGGCCGGTTGTCGTCGATCTTGGCGGAATGCAGATCCGATCCGAAGCCTTGCCAGTTCATCGCGATCACGACACGTCGCGTCCCGTTGGACACACGACCGAAATCAATAACGACGGCACGCAACTTGAAGCAACTGGTGTTTTCTCAATTCAGAACGCCGATTCACAAGAGTTGATTCAATCAGGAAAAGCTGGATTCCCGTGGAAAGCTTCAGTCGGTCTTTCGATCAATGACTATAAGACAACTAACGAGGGTCAAACGGTGGCAGTGAACGGTCGTCAATTTGACGGGCCGATCCTTGTCGTAACCGCTTCGACGCTTGAAGAAATTTCGTTTGTTTCCGTCGCGGGAGATCCCGAAACCGCAACGGAAGTTTTAGCCAAAAAGTCGGGGTATGTGGAGGCACAACAGATGCCAACTTTTGAAGAATGGATGAGCTCGTTGGGCCTCGATCCAGCGAGTGTATCCGAAGACCTAAAGATGATTTTGCAGAAGCAGTACGCCGAGGTTATGGAGGAAATGGTTCCTCCGGTGGCGGATGCTGAAATGTCCGAAGAAGTGAAAGCGATGGAAGATAAACCTGTTGCAACCGCTTCCTCCGAAGCAATCGACCTTCGCGCTCAGCTCGCAAGCGAAACGCAGAAAGCCGCCGAAATCCGTTCTTTGTGCGCGAAGTTCGGAAACCCCTCGATTTCGATCAAAGGCAAGACCGTAGATGTCGCAGCGCACGCGATTCTAAACGGCTGGACTCAGGAGAAGACCGAGTTGACTATTCGCAAGCAAAAAGACCTTGAAGCTTCCCGCGAAGCTCGTCCAAGCGGGCCAGCGATCCACAGCAAGAGCAGCAGCCAGACTACGATGGCCAGCCTCCAAGCCGCAATGCTGATTCGTGGCGGTGCAGATGTTGAATCGAACAAGTGGCAGCAACGCCGCTTCCGCGACGCTTGCAAGGTTGATTGGCTTCGCGCCTCAATCAACAGCGATCAGAAGCAAGCAATCTTGGAAGATGCTCACCGCTTCCGCAATTCGTCGCTGCTGGAATTGACCGCTCACGCTTTGCGTGTTTCCGGTCAGGAAGTTCCGGTTGATCGAACCGACTTGCTTCAAGCAGCTTTCTCGACTTCTTCGGTCGCAAACCTTTACGGTGCAACCATCGGCGCACGAGTGCTAGAAGGCTACAACGAGATCCGCGACTTCACCGACGGGTGGACGACCGAATCGGAGAATCCCGACATGGAAAACCACAACCGAATCCGCATGACCGCAAGCAACAATCTTGCCTACTTGCCGATCGGTGGCGAAGCCGCTCACGCTTACCGAAGCCTAGCAACGGAAGCAACCCGCGTCGAACGATTCGCACGTCAGATGGAAATCGATGAAGCCGACTTGCTTGGCGACAATTTCCAAAAGCTTGCTGACACTCCGAGAGATTTCGGTTTAGCCGCTGGCCGCATCCGACCTGATTTGGCAGCAAACATCTTGCTCGCCAATGCAAACCTTTCCGCAACCGGACGTGCTCTGTTTAACACGACCGACGGAAACCGATTCGGGTCCTCTGCACTAGCACGAGCAACCTTGTCCGCCGCGATCGCAGCAATGGCGAAGTTCAAAGATGGTGATGCCTCGATTGGCCTAGCCGCGTCGCATATTGTTGTTCCGCCGGACTTGGCTGATACTGCGATTCAGCTAACGCAGTCACAAAACAACGTGACGACTTCGGCAAACGATGGTCAGATCAACCCACTATCGCGCTACGGAATTGTGACGGTCAGCGAACCACGACTTGCAAACGGTGTTGTCGATCCAGTTGCAGGAACGAGCCGCAGCGGTTCAACCACGACTTGGTACTTGGTCAGCCGCGAAGCACGGACGATTGAATTCGTTTACTTGCAAGGCGCAGGCCGTGCACCAGTGGTTCGCACCTCGCAGCTCGTCAACGGTCGCTTTGGTATCAACATCGACGTACGCCACTACGTTGGAGCTAAAGCATTGGATTGGCGAGGATTGGTTTACAACCAGTCGGCTAGCTTGTAAACGAAGAAAAGCAAAACGCCGGTCAGGGAGGTTCGCTTTCCTTATCCTGTCTGGCCGGTTGTTTTGCTGATAACCAAAAGGAAAGTTCAGCATGAAGATTCGATTGTTAAAAGATGTTTCAGTCGGTCAAGATGACTACAAGCAAGGAGCGATCCTCGACAACCTCGATCCCGGAGTTGTCGAATCGCTGCTTGGCGTCGGATGGGCCGAACGAGTTGAAGACGTTAAATCAAAAAAAGATAAAGAGGTAAAATAGAATGGGTGCTCAACTGTTTCATCCCGCCACTGAGCGGGAATTCACCGCGTCCGCCACCTTGAATAGCGGCGACATTATCCTTTCGACTGACGGAAAAGCCGTTGTCGTTACCGAGCTATCGGGCGTCGCAAACGGTCGCGTCGGTCGCGGCAACATCGCTGGAGTGTATGACGTGGATGCCGTTAGCGGTGACACTTACGCAGTCGGCGTCTTGGTCTACTTGACCGAAGCAACGCAGGTTGCCGCAACAAGCGCCGGTTCCGGTAAGATTTTGATTGGTGTTTGTGCTTACGCAAAGACAGCAGGTCAGCTTGTCGTGAAAGTTGATCTCAACGGTACTCGCACTTCGAGCGACGACTTCTCTTAGTGATTGACGGTTTTGGAGATTTAAGCGATGGCTGACGTACTTGGAACCGGAGTTGACTGGCTTCTCGGTACGTTGGCCGCGCACGTTTCCAGAACTGTGATTTACCGCAGAGGCAGCAGCAGCGCGAGCATTAGCGTCACGCTTGGACAATCCGAATGGGAAAACATGCAAGCCGATGGAAGTACCATTCGCTTTGTTACGCGCGACTACATCTACTCGCAAGCAACGCTAACCAACTTTGGTTTACCGCAGCGAGGAGATGAGATCGTTGATTCCGATGGCGTTTACCAAGTGCTTCCGACCGGAGCGATGCAAGCGTCGCGGTATCTCGATACTCGGCAAAAAGGACTTCGGATTCACACGAAGAAGAAGGACGCCGTATGACGAGCCGAGCGAGAGATTTGGTGAGCGAGATTGTAACCGAACTTGAATCGCAAGCGACGCAAGAACGCTTCACGCTTGATCCTGTTGTTTTCAAGAAAAGTTACTCGCACGCTTACACGCTTGAAAGTTTAGAAATCTTTCCGACGTGCTATGTCAGGTGCGCAACAAAAACGCAGGAGCCAGCAGCGAGGCAAGATATTTACCGCAGCGAGTATTCGATTCAGATCGAGATCGTTGCCAAGCTTAAAAACACAAACGAAATCAACGACGGCGGAACGGTTGAAGAACTGGAGACGCTCGTTGATTTTGCTGAACAAGTTGAACGCGCAATGAAGCAATTTTGCTATCAGAAAGCAGATTGCACGTTGACGCGAATCGATAGCGATCCTCTGTACGAGGCTGACAACTTAGAAACGATGAACGTCTTTCGTGCCGTTCAAAGTTACACGTACTTTATTGTTGAACGAAACACTTTAGTTTAGGAGCCTCGATAGATGGCAAACGAAGCAATTGGAAAGGTTGGCAAGGATTGCAAACTGTATTACAGCGTCGCTTACAACTCGCCAACGTGGGTGATGATCAAACAAGCAATCAACGTCGATCTTCCGACGATCACTAAAGGCACGGTTGACGTGATGAGCCGCGAAAGCCTCTGGAAAGCCAAGGCCGGGACTCTCAAAGAGATTCAGCTCCAGTTCGGCTACCTTCACAATAACTCTGCTGACGCTGTTTACGCTGTTTTGCTTGATTCGTTTATTGCTGACACTGTTTTGACGTTCGCCGTCATGGATGGTGCGATCGCAACTGCCGGTTCTAGCGGCTGGCGTTTTCCGGGGATCGTTACAGCGTTTACGATGACCGAGGAATTGGAAGGCGTTCGCACGTTTTCTGTCACGGTGGATTACGCACGAAAGCTTGATAACACTAGCACACTGATTGAGCCAGACTGGTATGAAATCAGCGGAAGCTAATTAGGAAGGAAAAAGGAAAGATGAGATTTTGGAAAGACACAAAAGGGAGACAGTGGGCCGTCGATTTCACGGTTGCGGAAGTTCGAAGGGTTCAGAAGGAAACAGGCATTCATGTTGCTAAAATTATGGAGATCGAGGAAGTCGCGAAGCTAAAAGATGACGAGCTTTTATTTTGCGATCTTCTTTGGTCTGTTCATCGACCAGAAGCTGAGCGAATAGGATTAACCCGCGAAGACTTTGAAGGCGCTTTGAGTGGGCCTTGCATTATGGAAGCTTGCGACGCTGTTTTGTTTGGAGCAACCGATTTTTTATCGGACAGCCGGAAGGGCGAGGTATTCCGGCAACTTCTGACGAACTTCAACAACCTCCAAGCCGAGAAAATGAACCAAGTCGAAAAGGTCATCGAATTGTTACCGCAAGCGAGATCGATAGAGAAATCCGAAGATGTGCCGGTTTCCTAGGTGTAGATCCAAGCGAGTGGACGTTCGCAGAACTGCTCGATGCGGTTAAGGAACGAGTAGACTACGATTGGTGGCACACGGCGACCTTAGCCGCTGCCGCTGCTAACGGCGCACTAATGAGGCGAGATCGGCAAATGTGGTCAGCAAAAGACTTTCATCCAATGGTGCATCGAACCAAGCGAGGAATGACCGCTGCTGATCTTCACGCACTCAAAGGCGTCGCAAGCCGA